GCATTATTAGCTTTTAATTTTGCTATTTCTTCCTGTAAAGAATTTAATTGTTCTTGAGAAGGATTTGGTTTTTGTAGTTCTTCGGTCATAAAAAAACTTATTATTTATTAATAATATACCTATAATTTACCATTTGACCTTATGAGACCAATATAAAGCTGAAAAAATATTAGGATTTGGGTTTTGAGCATTATGTCTTGCATAATAAGATTTTCTTCTATTTTTATCTTTTTTTGATGTAGGATTTTTGCCTGCTCCAGTAACTCCTTGCTGTCCAAATCTAATTAATTTTGTTTCAGAACCTCTTTTTGCAAGTACAACATGAGAACTTCTAGGGTGATTTGGTGTTTTTTTTGCTTTATTAACAGCAGTAAGCCCATATTTATTTAGTTTTCTTTTAATTTTTTCTTTTTCAGTCATTTTCCTTTTTTCCTCATTGCTATTCTATGTGCTTCTGTAAAAGTTTTACCAGCTAACATTAATTTTGTCATTTCTTTCATATGCGCTTTTGTATGACCATGAGCTTTTTGATGTCTTTTTAAAGCATCTTTTTGTGGTTTTTTTAGTCGTTGTCTACGTTCAGTCATCTTTTTTTAGGTGATTTTTTTCTAGCTGCGTGTATATCATTATCAGCTTTTCTTGCTCCTCCTTTACCAGAAACAAAACTATTAACTCTACCCATTGCCCAAGCACCACTAGAAACATTACGAGAACCAGAACTAATATAAGCAGCAATTCCTCTTTTATGAACTTTACGCAAATCTCCTACTGTATAAATAGATTTTTTTGCTTTTTCAGTTAACGTCTTTGTTAAAGAGTCAGCGCTTTTTTTTCTTTTTGGCTTTGGCATTTTGTGAAGCTCTAAATTTTGAAATTGCTTTTAAATCTATTTTTTCTCCGCGTTTATAAGCAGCTGCTGTACGTTTTATTTCTGCTGCTTTTGCAGATTTATTTTTAGCACCTTCAAGATATTTTTTAGGTAAACCTGTTTTTTTATCTTTAGGTACTTTTTTTCTTTTTTTAGTCACCTTTTACTTTTTTTGATTTTTTAGTAGTTTTAGGCTTTACTTCGCAGTTTTCAATCTTTGGCTTTGATTCATTATAAGTCTGGACTTTAAATGTATATCCCATTATTTTTTCCCTCCTTTTTTTACTTTCTTTGTTTTCTTAGGTTTACCGTACATAGAAAAAAAAATAGCTGTCTTTATATTACTTCTTTTTACGTTTTTTAGCAGTTTTCTTTTTACCTGCCTGAGATAATGCAATTGCTATAGCTTGTTTTTCTGTTTTTCCTTCACGTTTTAACATTTTTATATTACTTGCTATTGAATTTTTAGACTTACCTTTTTTTAATGGCATGGCTATTCATATTTCTTTTTATATTCTAATACTTCTTTATCAGTAAAATCTTTTATTAATAACTTAGAAATTTTATCAACTTCATAATTAAATTTTAAAATTGCTGTTCTGATATGTTCTGCAACCCATCTTCCTTCTTCAAAAACAACCTGAGCTTTACCATTTTCTTTAATAAAAACATAATGATCTTGACCTTTTAATTGAATATCTAAAAAGTTTCGTTCTAAATTTTTTTGTCTAATTTCTTTTAATTTCTGTAATTTTACAGTTGAATGTAGCTTTTTTTTCATAATAATTCTTTTGAAATATCAATCCAGCAAGGTTTAGGTTCTGCTCCTGGAATATTTGTATAGAAAGGGTTGTTTATAAATTCATAAGTTTTTTCAGTATAAGGATTATAAAAGATCATTCCTAAATAAGGATTATGAGGAAATTGTGATTTGTCCATTATTTTAAATTGCTACGTTAATTTTATTTCCTAATTCATTCATAATTACTTTTATATCATCTTTATTAAGATTCCTAAAAACTTCATATTTTAAAACTCTATTATCTTTAAACATTTTATGAAGCTTTCTTTCAAGTGTTTTAAATTTACTTGTAATAGGACTAACAGTAGGAAAAGTAGATAATGTACCGCTTCCAGTAGTGGAAACGGTCATATCATGTGTATTAAAAGTAATATTAGGAATAGTTACTCTGTCCATTTGAATTAAATTTAGTTTTTAAGTATTCAATTTCTATAGCTTTTTTATCTTGTAAATAATCTTGATTAGTCATGGTTGATTCCATTAAATAACGATCATTTAAACGAGACATAGCAGCGTCATATTCTTTTTGATTCAAAATGGAATTTCCTCTGATTCTTCTTCTGTTTGTATTCTTCTAGGATTTATAGTTCCAAAACAAGAATCTTCATCATCTTCAAATTTACTTTTTTTACCGTTACCGTTTAAATAAATACCTAATACTTCTTCATATTGTTCGGTTCGCATATCATAAACTTTTCCAGTTTTATGTAAATCAACAACTTTAGCTGCAGCTTTTAAATGTGCGCAAAATTCATCAATTGAGCTTAAAGGTACAAAAACTCTAAGCTGTTTAGGATATTTTTCTTTACTGTTTTCGTAAGGATTATTTCTAACCCCAAAATTAACAGGTAATGAAAGTGCTGGATTAAATTCTTGAAAAGCCATGATTTTAAAATGAATTGATTGGAGTAATGTTGTTTGTTTCTTCCCAAGCTAAAACTTGATGAAGTTCGTAGCGTACTCGAGGAGAGCCAATAGCTATTGCGGTTTTTGATAGTACATACCAGGACGGACCTGTCTGTTTACCAGCTTTAGTTTTATCTCGCCAACTTTTAATGGTATTAGGTTTTAAACCATACCTATGAGCAAGATCTTTTGTAGTTAAATACTGTTTATCCATTAGCTATGTATTGCTTCAGTTAGATTTACATATTTATGTTCTAGTAAATCAGTTAGTTTTTTATATTCTTCTTGAGTTAATTTACCTTCATTTAATCTTTCATTAAATGTATCAGTATAACCATCAAGTTTTTTTAAATCAGTACATTTTTCAATAGCTTGTTTAGCTAAAACAAAAGTAGTTGACTTAGAATTTACTGTATTTACTAAAGGTTTTTTATCAGAAGAATTAGAAGTTTTCCATGCTTTTTTACCATCATAAAGACTTAAACCAAATTGATAGCCAAATTGTCTTAAAGCTCGTTTTTGAGCATCACTTTCTGCTTCTTTAATTGCTGATTCATGTTTATCACCAATTCCACCTTTTCGACCATGACCAGCGCCATAACCTTCTTTTACTGTATTACCTATAGTAATTCTTACTTTAGCAATATAAGAAACGCATTTAGCATCTTCTGAAACAAGATTAGCTTCTAACGTTTCTGAGTTCCAACCATCAAAACCAAAAATACGATTGGCCGCGTCAATAGCTTTCCAGCTTTCAACATATGGAACTTTATCGCCCCAACCACTTTCTCTTTCAGCTACATTTTCTAGCTTAATAGGTTGATTTAGTAATTCAATTTGTTCTTTAGTTAGTGTCATTTTTTAAATGCCCAGTAAGGTATGCTAATAGTTTTAATTCCTTCTTCAGAAGTGTTATATCCAGTCCACTTATTTGTTTTTACATAATTAGCTATTCTTCTTAATGATTCTTTTTGTAATCGTAAACCTTCTTCTATTGATTCAGAATCTAATTCATAGATACCAATATTAAAAGGATAAACTTTTTCTACAGCTACAAATACAAATCTTTTACAGCCAATTACACTTGTTCCTTCTAAATAATGAGCAGCTTGAAGATGATATAAAAATTGAGCCATTGATCTTGAAAAAACATCTTCATGCGCTCCACCTTCTGCAGTAGTTTTTAAATCAATAACAGTATCGCCATTAATCCAATCTGCTCTGCATTTAAGAGATAAATCTGTTTCTTCATGGTCCCACCAAAAACTTTGCTCTGGTGCACCTTTAGAAAATAAATCAGAAGCAATCGAATGATTAGCAACTGCATCTCTTATGTCATTAGCTAAAACTCTTTCTTCAAAAGAAATAGCTTCTATTCCTTTTTCTTCAAGTTCTATAATTTTAGCTTTGCCTTCTTTAGTTCTTTTATTTTCAATTACTTGATAAAAAGAAGTAAATTCATTAGGTTCTAAAACTGCTTTATGAATCATACGACCAATTTTTAAAGCTGGCGTATCAACTTTTTTTCTAGTATTAGGATTAAATTTTGAATCCCATAAAGTAAAACCATTAGTTTTAGTTTCTAATTTAAGATCAGATGCTGAATAACTTGATTCAGATCGATAATCAGATTCTTCTACAAAATCTGTTTTTAATAAAGCATTTATCATGCGTAAACCTCAATTTTTTTTGTACGTAAACCTTGAACATAAACTTTAGTAAGTTCATCACAAGGAAAATCTAAACTAAATAATTTTCTATAAATAGAAAACATTTCAATTAGTGCTTCTTGTGATAAATCTTCTAAAGCAGCCCATTCTTCAATAACAGAATCATTTAATGAATCTGCTTCTCCATTTTCAAATGTGGGAACTGCCATTAAAAAATTATTACTTAAATAAAAATAATAGTCACAAAGTTCGTCACATTCACCTTTAATAGCTTTTACAGTTTTCATTTTGCTAATTCCAAACAAGCAGCTTGAATACCATTAGCACAATGGATTTCTGTACTTTTATCTAAAGAAGAAGAAATAGCAGTGAAGCTTATAAAGCCCACTGCTAAATAGAGAAATAAGTTTTGCATTAAACTAAAGAATTTAAGTTAACAGGTTCAAAAGACCAATCTCTTTCAACTGGTAATTTAAATGGACCTCGTAAAGCTTTAATTTCATTAATGTTGAAATAGCCAAACTCTTTAGCAAATCCGTCAACTAATCCGAAACATTGACCTGTTTTAGGGTCATATTCGGCGACGTACCAAGTAAAGTTAGAATCTGGTGTAAACCATTTAACGATAGCTTGGGGTTCATCTTTAGAGTCAATTGAATGACCTAAAGGGGGTAACTTCTTTAGAAGTTCTTGTGTAAGTAAGTTCATTGCGGGTTGAATGAATAAAATAAAGTACATATTTATTATGCACTGACTTTCAATGACTGTAAATAGCTTTATTAAGTATGCAACTATTTAGATGTATTAGAGTCATTCATAGTCATTACACTATATAATATAGATATAACCCGCAAGTTATTCAAATGAAAAAAGCAACTGCTGAGTACCTCAAAAAACTTTTAGCTGAAGATGAATTTCAGCTTAAATGCGAAAGAAGATCTTTCGACATTAACTGTAAACAATTAGGACGTGTTACTAATCCTACTTATTTAAAAGAATCTAATGAAGAATTAGCTCTTATAAATGATGCTTACAAAGAATTAAATAAAATTCTTAATAAAAAAAACGAATTAGACAACATTTTTCCACACTAAACAAATGAAAAAACTTTTTTATGCAGAATTAGAGCCCTGGGCTTGTATTACAGCTGAAGCTGAAAACAAAACAGAATTTCTAAAAAAAATTCAGAAAGAAATTCAATCTAATGAAAAAATTGTATTTATTAAGGAACTTTAAAAATGACTCAAACTAAAACAAAAACAATTACTGTTTCAAAACTTCAACATAGACAAGGTAGACAAGGTATTTCTTATTACTGTGAACTTAGAGTTGGCAGAACTTGTTATGCTTCTATAGATCAAGAAGCTAATGGTGGAGATGAAAGGGTTAATTGGAATAATACTGAACATTATCTATTTATTCATCATTGGATATTAGATACTCAAAAAAAGTTTTATAGACAATATGATGTTGAATATATTGAACTTATGGTTGAACTTGGATATAAAAAAATCCAAGAATCATATAAAGAAAAACAAGAACTAATCAAAAAATATAATTTATGGGAAAAACTAGCTAAAAAGCAACCTAAAACTTGGAGTGAAGCTAGAAAAATTCAACAACAATTAGGTTTTTTTGATGACATGGTTGGAACATGGACAACTGTTTTTGTAGAAAACAAATTAGCTCATAGGTATAACTAAATGTCAAAATTAACTTTTTCGATCAATCTTGATAACGATATGTTTCATGAAGATGCTGCACCTGAAATTAGCAGAATTTTTCAAGACTTTGCAAATTTTGCTAAAGAAGCAACTTTAACTAATAAAGATTTACCTTTTTCTAAACCATTAAAAGATCTTAATGGAAACAAAATAGGCTACTTAAAAATTACTAAATAAAGTTTATTTATTATGACTTTTTATAATACTATTGAAGAAAATTTTGATGAATTAGAAAAATCTATTGCTAAAGCTAAAACACAAGAATTAAAAATTATGAACTGTTTTTATTTTTGTAAAAAACCTTTAAGCCCTTCTATGGTTCTTTCTTTATCAAAATTAAATTGTCCAATTACTTCAATTAGAAGAGCAATGACTAATTTATCAAATGATGGATTACTTGAAAAAACTAATGATTATGTAGAAGGTTTATATGGAAAACAAGAACATCTTTGGTGTTTGCCTAAAAAACCAGAAGTCTATATTCAATCTACAATTCTATAAGATCATTTGCTACATTTAGTTTAGTCGAATCCTTACAAGGATAAAATACCTTCTTCATCTGCAAAGTGGTCATAAGAAGGAAAAGACAAACTTTTGCGGGTTGAGGTCTGTTCGACTAATTATTTAACTGTTAAAACTAAAATTTGTGCTCCTGGTTCTTCGTTTTCTTTGCAGAACCTTTTTTTTGCATTTAACTGCACAATGGTGGCGTCATCTGAAATAGCTGTCAAAGTTAAAGAATCAAAACATGCACGTACTAATTTATCGAGATCTCCTCTATTCTTAGTTACTACGTGTTTTGGTGCATTACTTTTAAGTATTCCTTTACTTGTAAAATGCACTTTTGGTCTAGTTAATCGAAAACAAATATGAACTTCGCAAGGTTCTGTTATTAATTCTTTTTTCTGTTCTAATACTTTTTTCTTAATCAAATCCCGCCATGACTTCAATCTTTTACAACTTTCGATCATTCGACCTTTTCCCAAGTAGACTTTACTTCCTTGCGGAGCTGGATTTAGCCCTTTGACATCTATATAAATTTTTTGAACCATGAGTTTTATACCTGAAAAAACACCTTTTGTTAGTTTACCAACCGCTTTAAAAGGTAGAATTGACCCTTATGAATTAGCTGTTCTTTGGGTTTTACAAAGTTACTATCCAAATATTTGGCCTTCTTATGCAACCATAGCGAAAGATGCAAAAATAGGTCGCAATAAAGTAGTTAAAGTAATTAAATCATTATGTGAAAATGGTTGGCTACAAAAAATTGGAAGAGTTGATGATTCTGGACAGGCAACAAATGCTTATAGAGTTACTGTTTGGCATGAATTAAAAGTCGAACCTCCTTCTAGTGAGTCTCTTTCAAATACCACTACCCACCCAGAACTGCAAAATCCTAGTAAACAACCGCAGTCTTTCTCAGATACTAGTATTCCTCAGATACCAGACCAGTCTCTCACAAATACTGGGGGTGGTATCTCAGAGATACACGAACTAAAACAAATAAAACTAAAACAAATATCTAAAACAAATAATATATATACTGATGAATTTAATGATTTTTGGGACCAATATCAAAAAATTAAAAAAAGAGCTTCTGGTCAATCTAAAAAATTAACTTATCAGCATTACAATAAATTATCTAAAAAAATTCAAACTCAATTAAAACCTGCTTTACTAAAAGCTATAGCTGACCAAAACAAAATTGAAAAAGATGGTGGTTTTGTTACTTGTTTTCCAAATGCCTTCAAATGGTTACGTGATGGTTACTATGAAGCATTTCTTTATGTACAACCTCAAAAAAACAAGATACAATTAAAGTCCAGGAATAAAAATGTTCCATTTTAACTAACCCGCACTATGAGTTTTAACTACAAAAGGAAAGAAGTTGACCGTGAAATAACCTTTAAACCACCAAATTATAATTGTTTTGCTTGTTCTGATACTGGAATAGTTGGTGATTCTGATGGTTATTTAAGAAATTTTCTACCTGATTACGATCAAACACAAGATTTAGCAATTATTTGTTGGTGTGATGCCGCTTATGCTGAAAAATCTGATGATGGTTCTATTGTAAAAAATGGCTTTAGAGATGATTCTTCTAACATTCGTAATAATGTTGGAGTTGATATTACTAAAGATAAAACTAGAGAAATACATAATTTAAGAAAGGCTAATTGGGATTTAAGTTGTAAAGAATTAAATCAAATTAGACAACAAAATTTAAACGGAATAAAGACTCAACTTCCTAGTTATATACTTAAAGTTAAACAACAATTAAACAACTCAAAAGGCATACTAAATGACATCAGAAAGACAGAAACCAGTAATTAATTCTTTAAAAAAATTATTACTAAAAGCAGAAGTAACTGCAGCTGCTATTCGAGATAATGCTATAGAAGAAAATATGCCAATTGAAAAAGATTTGATAAACTCAGTTTATGACCAATTTAATTCAATTAAAAAATCTATAGATTATGCAGGAAAAATCGGAGAACATGATCTCAATTCAAGATCTGAACAAAGATCAAAAGAATGCTCGATTAAGAACTGATAGATCAGCTAAATTAATTTCTGAATCTTTAGAAAAATTTGGCACTGGGCGATCTATTGTAATTGATGAAAACAATAGAATTATTGCTGGTAATGGCACTATTGAAGGTGCTAAAGCTGCAGGTTTAAAAAATGTAAAAGTAATTGAAACTAATGGTGATGAAATTATTGCTGTAAAAAGAACTAATTTAACTGAAGATCAAAAAGTTGGTTTAGCTATTGCTGATAATAGATCTTCTGACTTATCCGATTGGGATAGACAGGTTTTAGAAGAATTAACTATGGATTATGATTTAAAACCGTTTTTTGAAGATGATGATTTAGAAGAATTATTAGGTTCTGGTGAAATTAAAGATTTTGAAGGTTCTAAAGAACAATCTGAATCTGATTTTAATGAATTTGATAATACTTGTCCTAGATGTGGTTTTGAATTTAATAATAAAAAATGAATTTAAAAAAAACTGGTGCCTGGTATCTTAATGAATTAAAAGATATAAAAAAAAATAATTTGAATGTTTTTAGTTGTTTTCATTGCGGTGGTGGTTCAACTATGGGTTATAAATTAGCAGGGTTTAATGTTTTAGGCGGTGTAGAAATTGATAAAGAAATGATGGATATTTATAGAGCTAACCATAATCCTAAATATAGCTATATGATGGGAGTCCAGGAGTTTAATAAATTAGAAAATATACCAGAAGAATTAAAAAATTTAGACATTTTAGATGGTTCTCCTCCCTGTTCAACATTCAGCATGGCAGGTAAAAGAGAAAAAAAATGGGGAAAAGAATTTAAATTTAGAGAAGGTCAGAAATTTCAAAGATTAGATGATTTGTTTTTTCATTTTGTAGAAACTGCTAAACTACTTCAGCCAAAAATAGTAGTAGCAGAAAATGTTAAAGGTCTAATTGCTGGTAATGCTCGGGGTTATGTAAAAGAAATATTTAATGATTTTAGAAAAGCAGGATATGAAACGCAATTATTTTTATTTAATTCTGCAAAAATGGGTACACCTCAAGCAAGAGAAAGAACTTTTTTTATAGCAAAAAGAAAAGATTTAAATTTAAAAACTTTTAAACCTGTTTTTAATGAAAAAATTATTCCGTGTGCATTAGCAATTAAAGATGTAGTAAATCATGGAAAAACTAATTTATTATCGCCTAAAGTAAAAGAATTATGGTTTAAAACAAAGCCTGGAAATTCACTTTCAAAAGCTCATAGAAAAGGACATTATTTTAATTTCTCAGTTGCTAATCCAAATAATCCAACTTCCACTTTAACTGCTAGTCAGCCTGGAATACCAATTAGATGGGATATTCCTCGACATTTTAGTGCTGGAGAAATAAAAAGAATACAAACTTTTCCAGAGGATTTTAATTTTTTGAATACTGATCCATGCTATGTAATGGGTATGAGTGTTCCCCCTTTTATGACTCAACGTGTAGCATTAGAAATATATAATCACTGGTTCAAAACAGAAAATAATTAAATGGCAGCTTCTGAATCAAGCAAAATTGAAATAGATCTTAGAGTACAAAAGCTTTCTCGGATAATTGCTAGAGGTGGTAGAAGGTCAGATTGCTTAAGGTATGCTAGAGAAAACTGGGGGGTATCAGAAGCTACTGTAGATAATTATTTAAAGAAAGCTAGAGATGATATTAAAAAAGATTGGGATATTGAAAGACCTCAAATGATTGCTGATTTATTAGCTCAATGTTCGACTTTACAAATGGAAGCAAGAAACGCTGGACAATTTCATATTGCTTTAGGCGCTATAAATACCGCAGCAAAATTAGCTGATCTTTGTTCATGAGTTTTTTAGATACTGTTAAACAAGGTCATGTTTTAGCAGGAGATGGAATGTTTGAACTGCCTACTGCTAATGAAGTTATAAATAAAATTCAAAGCAAATTACTTCCTCATCAACAAAAATTTTGTGAAGATACAGAACATAGAAAATTAGCTTTAGTTTGTGGTTTTGGTGCGGGTAAAACTTATGCTTTAGTATCTAAATCTTTTCTTTTAGCTGCTATGAATGTTGGTCATATTTCTGCTGTATTTGAACCTACTGCTCCAATGCTTCGTGATATTTTAATGCGGACTATGAATGATTTATTAGAAGAATGGGAAATACCATATACTTTTAGAGCTTCGCCACTTCCTGAATATCAATTACAATTTAAAGAAGGAATACATACAATTTTACTAAGAACTATTCTTACATATCAACGTTTACGCGGGCAAAACCTTTGCGCTGTAGGGTTTGATGAAGCTGATACTGTAAATAAACGCGACGCGGAGCAAGCAATGAACATGGCTTTAGCAAGATTAAGATCAGGTAATATTCAACAATTTTATGCAACTACAACTCCTGAAGGTCATTCGTGGGCGTTTGAAACATTTGAAAAAAATGCAAAAGAAGATACTAGATTAATAAAAGCAAAAACTTCTGATAATCCATATTTACCTGAAGGATTTATTGATAGTTTGTTAGAAAATTATCCACCGCAATTAATCCAGGCTTATTTAAACGGAAACTTTACTAACCTTACTACTGGGGCTGTTTATTCAAGATTTGATAGAAATAAACATGTAAAACAAAAATTTTCTTTTGATTATCTACATGAAATTTTAAAAGTAGGAATAGATTTTAACGTGATGAATTGTAATGCTGTTATCGGTGTACAAGTTGGAGATGAATTATATATTGTTGATGAAATATCAAAACAAAAAGATACAGATGCTCTAGCTCAAGAATTAAAAAGACGCTATCCTTCAAATAAAATACTAATTTATCCAGATGCAAGTGGTTCTGCAAGATCAACAATCAATGCTTCTAAAACAGATATTGCAATACTCGAAAGCTATGGTTTTACGTCAATGGCGCTCAAAAGCAATCCGCCGATCAAAGATAGATGCGCTTCCGTACAAGCAATGTTGGAAAACTCCAAAGGACGGGTGCGTTTGGCGATTCATGCCCGTTGCAGAAAGTTAATTGAATGTTTGGAATTACAAAGCTATGATGAAAGAACAGGAGATCCTGATAAACAAAATGGGTACGATCACATGAATGATGCTCTCGGTTATTTAATATATCGTGAATTTAATATGATTTATGGTCGGGCAGGAGCAAGAACTGGTATTAGAATTTATTAGTAAGTGGTATTATGAGGAAAAACTGTGTATAGCACTCAATCAATTTATAATAATCCTGTTGCTTTAGCAGTTTCAGATGTTAATTCTCCTAACACTGCATACCAACGTATGCTTGCTCACTGGGGATTAATAGAAGATTTAAACGAAGGTACATTTACAATTAGATCACAACATAGAAAATATTTATTTCAAGAACCGCGTGAAACTGATGATTCCTATGATGCTCGATTAGCACGTTCTGTTTGTCCTCCATATTACCAAAGATTAGAAAGAATGTTAGCTGGTATGTTAACCAGAAAACCAGTTAGATTAAATGAAGTTAGTGATTTAGTTAGAGAACAATTATTTGATGTTGATTTAGAAGGAAATGATTTAAATATCTGGTTATATAACACAACTAGAGTGGCAATAAGATATGGTCATGTAGGAATATTAATAGATGCACCAAAAGAAGGAGATAAAACTAGACCTTACTGGGTTACTTATAGTCCACGAGATATTTTAGGCTGGCGAACTGAAATTATAAATGGTTCGAGAGAACTAACACAATTACGTTTATTTGAAAAAGTAACGGAACCAAAAGGTAAATATGGAGAAAAAATTATAGAACAGATAAGAGTATTAGAACCTGGTCGATATGAAATTCATAGAAAAAATAAAAAAAGTGAATATTCTTTATTTGATGAAGGTTCTATGAGTTTAGATAAAATTCCTTTTTCTATTGCTTATGCAAATAGGCGCGGATTATTTGAATCAAGACCTCCTTTATCTGATATTGCAGAATTAAATTTAAAAGCATATCAAATTCAATCTGATCTTGATAACCAATTACATATAAGTTCTGTTCCTATGCTTGCATTTTTTGGTTTTCCTGCAAGTGCAGAAGAAGTTAGTGCGGGACCTGGAGAAGCTTTAAGTTTACCTGCAGAATCTGATGCAAAATATATTGAACCTACTGGAAATAGTTACGATAGCCAATTCCAAAGATTAAACCAATTAGAAAAACAAATAAATGAATTAGGTTTAGCAGCTGTACTTGGACAAAAATTATCAGCAGAAACTGCAGAAAGTAAAAAAATTGATCGAAGTCAAGGCGATAGTACAATGCAGGTTATAGCTCAACAAATGCAAGATTTAATTGATAATTGTTTAAAATTTCATTCTGAATATTTAAACGAACCTAATGCAGGCAGTAGTTTTGTTAATAGAGATTTCTTAGCAGCTAGACTAGAACCTCAGGAAATACAGGCATTATTACAACTTTATACTGCAGGAACTATTAGCCAGAAAACTTTACTCGATCAATTATCAGAAAATGAAGTATTAGGAGATGATTTTGACGTAGAAGAAGAATTAGAAAGCACTCAAAATGGTGGTTTAATTGATATGGAACCTGTAGAGGAAGCTGCTTAATGTGTCAATACCTGAAGTATTTTTTAGAGAAACAATTGATTTAAATAGATATAGCAATAAAGTTGCTAAAGAATATGCAATTACTTATAACAAAATAATAATTTCAGCTGCAAAACAATTAAAACAAATAAATATTGTCCAGGCAAAAGCAGGCGAAGCTGTAATAGTAGCTCCGCAAACTAGAAAAAGATTAAGATCAATAATAAAACAGGCAAAAGATAGTCTTAATAAATGGTCTAGTGCTTCTGCTAAAGATTTTAAAGGTCAATTACAGGGTGTAGCTTTACTTCAGCGTGATTTTATTGTTAATGAATTAAAAAAAGTAACTGCTTCAGGTAATATTCCAATAAATAGTGTTGCTATAAGTCCAAAATATGCCGAATCTGTTATTTTTACAGACCCTACTCAGGTTAATATTTTTACCAGTTCTAAATTTACTGAAGATGATTTTATAAATTTTGGTTCTGGTAAATTTGAACTTACTGCAAGACAAGGTGCAGCTATAACTTTACCTAATGGAGATACTGTAGAAAAAGCATTTAGAGGAATAGCAGTAGGACAACAACAAAAACTAGCTCTTGCAATAAGATCTGGAGTATTTTCTGGTCAAACTACACAACAAATAGCAAGACGTTTAGTAGGAAAACTTGAATTTGATTCAGCTCGAAGCATGGGTAAACAAACAATAAAAAAATTAGCTAATAGAGGAGGAGAAAGTATTAAATTAGCTAATTATCAAGTACAAACTATTGTTAGAACTTCTATTAATCAAGTAAGAAATGAAGCAAGTCAATCTGTTTATGCGGCTAATAAAAAAATAGCACCTAAATATGAATATGTAGCAACATTAGATTCTAGAACAAGCCCTATCTGTCAAAGATTAGATGGAAGAGAATTTGCATATAACAAAGGACCAACACCTCCTCAACACTTTAATTGCAGATCAACAACAGTTCCAGTAGTAGATTTTGATGGATTACAAAAAGATTATCCTGGACTAGAAAAACCGCCAGAAACTTTTTTAGATACCCGACCAAGTATTACAGGTAGAGTTCCCCAGAATCAAGCTTATGGTGACTGGCTTTTAAATCAAGATGAAGAATTACAGATAAAAACACTTGGAAGTTTAGATAGAGTACGTTTTTTTAAGCGATTAGCAAGAAAAAAAGGTAGTTCTGGACAAACAGCTATAAGACAACTAATAAGAAATGATGGAACTGAACTATCTTTAGAACAATTAGAAAAAAAATATGGAAAATTACGTAAACCTAGAGTTACAGCTGAATCTTTCATTAAAGATATTCCAGTTATAACAAAAGAAAAACCATTTACTTCTATAGCTACTGGAGTTTTTGACACACAAAAAGCTGCTTCTTATACAGCTAAGTTTGGCGGTACTGAAAAAATGATTTCTGATTCTTTAGAAAGTTTAGAAAGTGTCGGTGGATTAACTGCTGTAAATAGTAAAAAAATGCGTAATTTCTTGAAAAAAAGCAAACAAATTAATAATTTTGCTATGCGTGATGAAAGATGGAATAAAAGCCAAATTGGAAGATATTCAAAAAAAGCTATTAATGACCAGCTAAAAACAACCGAAAAAGCATTTGATGCTTTCCAAACAGCTTCAGATAATAGAGAACAAATAGAATATTTTACTGCTGTTAAATCAGCTATAAAGCAAGGCGAAGGTAAAAATTTTGAAAGAATAATGCGAAATATGCTTAAACCTTGTGGTAAAGGTTACTCTGGATATACAACTACAACCAGTTCAGTTGTTAATACAAAATTATATGAAGTAGCAAAACCTTTAAATAAAACAGATATTAAAAACTTTATAAAACAGAAAAAAGCAATATTAAATGAAGATTTACGCGATAAATCTAAATATGTTTTTAGAAATGTAAAAGTTCCTAGCACTAGCTCTATACATGATCGAGATGTTTCATGGTTTTCTACTATGGTTCACGAAATAGGTCATCAGGTACATTTTAAAGGCTCGGGTGCTGGTGCTTTTACTGGTGGTAGGCTTGACTTCAGATTTGTGTCTACTTACGCTACTAAAAATAGATTTGAACAATTTGCTGAAGCTTTTACTATGTATATTTTTGATCCAGAAGGATTGCAGACAAAAGCACCTTCACTGTATAAATGGGTTGATGATAATTTAAATTCTGCATTAAAACTTTTATGAATTACGAAGAAGCAGTAAAACTAACAAATGAATTTCCTAAAAACAGAACTGTTCCAGGACAATTATTTAAAGCAATAGAAAAAACATCTGGTAAAGAAAAAGAATTATTAGGCGAATTAGTAGAAGGATTAATTATTAATTGTAAAAGTTTTGAAGATTTTGACCTTGTTTATAAATATTTTGATTGATAGTTATTTAGCTTCTAAGACTTCTTTTTAAATATCTTACCAATTCTATAAAATAATAAATCAAAGCCCTTACGACGCTTCCTGATGCTTGCACAGGCTACAATTGCTTCCAGTTCTACTAATCTCCCTAAAACAGATGCTAAAAATACATCTTGTTTCATTTGATGTCTAACTAAATGCGTACAATATTTTTTAATATCATCTGTTTCATCACTTTGCATAATATCTCTACATCTCATTTCTACCGATAGTTGTAACTCTGGAGGTGCTTCTTCTATTTCGATATTAAGAAATTTTTTAATCATTTCACTGGAAATAATTTTTCTTCAATCATTTTTACTATTGCGTCATCAATATCATTATCTGATTTAGCACTTAAATCTTTTAATAAACTTACTACTGCTTTACGTAAAGATTCACTTTTTCCAAATTTAATAAATAGTCCAATAATAAATTTTGACATGAAAAGTTTTTATGTTCTTTTTTAAACATACCAAACATTAACGATTTTGGCCTTCTAACCTGCTAACTGCTTGTGATAACTTGTTTAATCTATTATAAATATCTATTATTGTTCGTTCTCTACGGTTACTCATATTAGATAAAACCATAACAAAAGCAGTAACTGCTGCTCCTAATAAAGCTGCTTGTACTTCTGTCATTTGCTTAAATCGGTAATTATGTATAGTATGACTAATAAAACTAATTATGGAAGAAGATAAAGAAAGCAGAGTAGAAACTATTGTTAAAGTTTCTATTCTTCTTTGGTCGGCATCTCTATTAACACTTTCATATTGGGAACCTCCAAATGGTAAAAAAATTGTAGATTTTGACCCAACATTTATTGCTAGTATTTTTAGTGCGAGTACTGCAAGTCTAGGATTAAGTATTGGTAAAAAGAATAACAACAATTCAAATAGTAATGCACCTAAAATTGCTACTAAAGAAACAACTACAAAAAAATGAAAAAATTTCTACCATTTCTTTTATTATTTTCGGCTCCTGTTTATGCTGATATGATGCATAGTATTTCTTCCAGTGTAAAGTTTGAATCGCTTTCAGCAGCTACTTCTGCAGATAAAATTGGCTCGTCTTATAGCATAAGCGGAAATAATGTAACGACTACAGATTCTAATTCAGCTGCAACTATTGGAGGATTTGGAAGTGCAACTAATGGAGTTCCTGCTATTAGTTTTCCTAGCTCTATTGTTCAATCAACTGCGGGAGAAGCATTTTCATTTTCTACTAGCTATTTAGAAGGTGATGCTACATCTGGTTCTGCACCAACTGTTGGAACTGTTTCTAACTTTTCTGATCTAACTTCTACAAGTGCTGGAAGTGTAGGAACTGCAGCTGTAACTTTAGATAATCATACAATGGCACTAACACCTGGAACTGGAACAGGTATTGTATTAACAGGTCAATTTGTAGTTGATTTAAAAATAGAATGAAGTGGTTATTTTTCTTTGTTTTATTTATATCTAATCCTTGTTTTGCTGTTCCAGTTATTCCAAATTTTACACAAGGAAGTTCCACAAGTCGAACAGAAACTTCCACAAATATTACAGAATCTATTCGAACAACAGAATATAATTCTGGGTACCTTTATTCAGTTACAGGTTCAGGTGTTCAGCATGATGGAAGTTCAATATCGCCACCAGTTACTACTACAAATGAAGCAGTAAACGGGACAACTTATACATGGACAAACTTAAATCTTCAACAGAAACCAAACTGGACCCAAACAAATCAAGGAAATGCTTTTCAATTTACAGAAATATACAAACCCGCTGGTCTCGAATCAGTAACAGATATAACTCGGACAATCCAAAGTACAAGCGTAACAGACACAACTACAATATTTTCCCAGTAATAGCATTATTATTTGGGAGTCCAGTATTTGCTAATACCTCGAATACTGCGGCTCCTTCTGCTTCTGCTAGTGGTTCAGTTTCTAATTTTGCCACGCAGGTTTTAGGTGGTCCTATGGTTGAAAATTCTTATGGAAATAATATTATTTGTTCTGGTCCTCAAATGAGTTTAAGTCCTTTTGTTACTACTACTTTTAATCAGAAAAGACCGCAGGATTATATTTATCACACCCCTGTTTATGACAATACAGATGCTAATGACGATAATGTTCCAGATAATCCAGGCAATATTCTTTATTATCAAGAAAACTATAGTGGAAATAAAGATTCTTTAGGTTTAAATTTTGGCTTTGCTTTAACTTTTAATATTCCACTAGATAATAGATTTCAAAATTCTTGTTTAGATGCTGCAAAAACTCAAATTAATATACAAAAACAAAAATTATCTGCAGAGCGCCTTAATTATGAACTTGCCCGATTAAAAAATTGTGGGGAATTAAAAATTGCTGGAATCCAATATCACCCAGAAAGTCCATTTCATGCTTTATGTGCTGACGTTATAGTAACTGAAAAAAAAGGTCAAGTTATTCCTCATAACCATAAATTAAAATAAATTATTTTTTCTTTTTAGTTAATTTTTTAAATAAATTTTTTACTAATGGTTTGATGATATTAAGAAGTAATGGACTACTGGCAGCAACCAAGCCAATAACAGCAGTAGATATAATGCTAGAAACTTCTGGAATATACTGATCTTTAAACGCGACGTTTTCATATTGCGTTATACATTTACTTCCATCTTCGCTTCTTTTATGACCAATAACACGTTCTAATCTTTTTTCGTTACGAAAGTCACCTATTCTTTGATTTTGAGGACCTGGACAATCTACTAAAAATTTATTATTTTTATCATTATTTTTAGGTTCCCATTTAGGCGGTTCATTAGAAGAGGGAACAAATTCCTGTTCTTGTGCAGGTGGTTTTTCTGATTGAATATAAGTAAATTTATTAGGATTATATTCTAAAGGTTCATAATGAGGTATTTCAAAATGACCGCACTCTGAATAAGTTCCATATTCATCTTTTGAATTATCTATTAAACTTGGTAAATTATTTCTATGTGCTCGAACACAACCTGGAATATTTACTATAGGTTTATATATTAAATCTAATGTAGGTTTATAAGTTTCCCAAATACGAATTTTTTGAATATTAATATCATTAATTTCAATTTTTGGTATTTCCAAATTTTAAAATTTAGGTTTTGTAGGAATATTTATAGAAGGACCTGTCATATCAGGTAAAGCATTATCTAAAACTTTAGGCATCATTCCTTGAACATTACCTAAAACTTCATTCATTATTTTTGTTTTAAATTGATCTGAAGTTACATATTTATATCCAAAATATGCTCCTCCACTGATTGATGCTACCATCAGAAAAGAAACAATACTTAGAATATTTGCTATTTTTTGAAACATGATTAAAGAAGCATTTTTAAAAGCACTAATGCCTGTCACCATTATAACTTTTTGTGGTTTATGTGCATTGGCTCCTTTATATCTGACCCTTGGAGTTATGACAAGGCAGATGCAAGATAAATCTAATTAACTTTTTCTTCTTTCTCTATTAGTAACATTTCTATTTCTTTTAATCTTTCTTGACAAGAAAATGCTTTTGCTTTAAACATATTTGCAGCTTGAATTGCTTTTTCATATTCAGAAATGGCTTGTTGATTTTCTTTGATTAATTGTTCTTTTCTTTCATTTAAATTCATACTGTTTTAATTAGGGTCCTCTGGGTATTGTGTCATATTAAATTTTACAAACTTTCCATCTGAATCTGTTGTAACACCATAAAGAGTAACTAAAGCTGCAGTATCTGCACAAGCATCTATTTCTTTTTCTCTTGTATCACAAGCTGTTCTTACAGCATCACGATAAGTTGTTATAGCAGATGGTATTGCAGTAGATTTTTCTGCTTTTCTTACAACGTACCAATCATATCTTGCTAAATAATTACCAGCAGTAACTTTTTCCTGTGCTTTTAATACTGATTTAACACCTAAAGTAACAACCTGATCTCCGTTAGAGTCTAATACTGGATCTCCATTTTCATCAACTTCATTAGTATCTGTAAGAGTTTTTGCAGTTCCATTACCCCAATAAAAACGTGAGTCATATGTCGGAGAATCAGCAACCTCAGTAATACCAAGTGCTGTTTTCTCATCTGCTGTTGATAATCTTAACCAGTTAGCAGGGTAATTTATATCGTTGTGACTAAATGCCACATCGACTGCTAATGGATTTCCGTCTAATTTAAATGCCATAGTTTTATTTTAGTATATACTCGTTTATCTTGCACGAGCGTATTTAAATGGTGCTTCTGCAAATGCTAAATAAATTATAGTTTGACCTGATTCATTATTTCCAGATACTTGTCTTAATTTAAATCCGTTTGAAAGAAAATCCATTAAATCAAGATCACCTTCAGCATTATTTTCATTTGCTAATAAATAAGCGTCTGCAACATTAAACGTATCTCTTTTATTATCTAATATTACCCAATCTGTACTGGCTTGAGTTGCTGGTTTCCAAAGTATAAAACTTGGTCTAAAACCTGTGTAAACAAATGTACCATCAGTTGATCCGTTGCCTCTATATGACCCAAACTTGCTATACCCTGCTACGGAACTAAACACATAAGCAATCATAGTTGCATTTGTAGCTCCTCCTACAAATGCACCATCTGTACCAAATACAGAAGAAGTAGGAGGCACTATACTGTAATCTTGAGCATTTAAAGCAGTCACATTATAATTTAATTGTAAATAATCATTAGTTCCATCTACAACATCATAAAAAACAAACCAACTTGTTGCTACTGATCTACTTTTAACTATTACAATATCAGGTTTTACACCTAAACCATGCCCAACAGTTTTATATGTGTTAGCACCTGATGTCCATTTAACTATTGAAAAACCTGCAGTTGCATTTACTTTAGTAACAGATTGTAAGTTACCATCAAAATTACTTGATCCAAGTGTTGAGTTTGTATTGACCTGTCCTCCCATTCCACTATGAGAAGAACAATAATAATAAAGAGTAGGAGCAGAAGCAGCTACAATTATTGTTACCTGTGTTGAGCTATTATGTGTAACCCCTGTTGTATATTCACTTCCACCACCATGCGTACCATCTGCTGTTGTAGAAAACTTAAATGGGTGTCCTGATGGATAATTAAAAATATAAGTACCACCTTCTGCAAGATCAAGAGTTACAGCAGATGTTCCATAACCATCAAATCTATATTTATTACCAGAATCATCAACAACTGTTACTGTATAAGTTTTGCCATCTGTCTCCCCTGCATTCCAGTTCCATGCGACATAACCATTTCCATTAGCATTCTGTCCTCCTTGGTTAGCATCTTTTGCAATAGAAAATCCATTATTATCAAAACTTGCTAATGAATATGTTGCATCTTCAACTTGGGCTTCATTAGGATATAAAACACCACCTGATGTTCCTCGAACAGTATCATGTCCTTGATGATGATAAGATGCTTCTCTATTTTTCAGCCAAATCCAATCTGGAGCAAAATCAAGTCCAGTTATGGCACGAGCAGAGGTAGCTCCATTACCTGTATAAAGCAAAGTATCAAAATGTTTATTAGGTAGCAGTATTGTTGGGTCGGGTAAGTTTGCTGAACATAATGCTTTTGCTCCTGTAGGAACTGCATATTTAAAATCTCCAAAACCATTTGCATCTGTGTTTCCACCTGCAGTTGTCTGCCCAGCAAATGTGCTATCTTGTCCAAAGTTTGCATGAATTTGAACACTACTTCCACCACTAGCAGATGAAAGTATGAATGTAGCAAATCCATCATTACTACCAGTATCAGTTGTAAGAAAACTATCTCCTAAAGTTACTGCTGATGTCGGACTTGATTCATCAAAATTTCCTGACCCGTCAGCCCATTGTCCGTTTTTTGAAAAATAAACTACAGGTGTTCCAGCGTCCATGTTTAAATAAACACCAATGACATCATATTGTGACACTGAAGATCCATGAGTTGTATTAGTTTCAGAACCAGCAGTTCTTTTATATACTTCTCCGTTGAGAGTAAGAAGATAAGCGTATCTTGTATTATTTGCTGTTGTACTTATATTAACTTGATAGGGACCAACACCAATAAAATTATAGCCATCACTGCCTTTTTGCATAAATTCTGCATACCACTTACCAGAATTTACTAACATAGGTGCAAATGCTTGCCTATTTAAATTTCTTGCAGAGCCACTTGAACCTGTAGTTAATTGTAAATTTACATCATAAAAACTAGCACCACTTGAAAATGGTGTACCCATCATTTGTAAAGTTGGGAAATTATTTGTGGGTGTATCTTTTAAACGATCTCCAACTACTATAGCTGCATTTGGTGTCCAGTTATTGCCATTACCACTTGAATCTGTGCCTAATGCTGAAACTGAAGAATTATCTGCAAATTTTAAATAAAATCCTTGACTACCATAACTTCCTGTATATTCTTTAGGAACCCATTGACCTGTTATTGCATTTGTCTCTCCAAAATATGATGGGTCATAAGCATAACCATCAAGAAAATTTACTTCTGCCATTAATCCATTAAATGCTTGTGAGCTTATGCCATCTCCAATAGTGTGATTTAAAGTAGTGTTTATTGCTGTTTCATAATTTTCTGAAATACTTATATTATTACTTAAATCAGTGAGTCTTTCTCCATTAGAATATAATATAGCTCTATCATCAGCCGTACTATCTGTAGAATCATATTTAACTACAATATGATACCAAGCACTAGGGTCTCTAAATAATTTATTAGCCTGTCTAATGTGATTAGTAGCTTGTGATAATCTAAGTTTATTTCCATAAAGATTAATAGTGGTGTATTCACTATTTCCGCTATAGCCAGAGTTAACTACAGAAAAAAGAAAATTCTCGCCTGTATCACCAGTTGTTTTAATCCAAGCACTCCAAGTCCATGTTCGTCTATTACCTGCACTACCAGGAGTTCTAGTTAATTTATGAGCATCACCTCTAACAAATCTTAAGCTATGATCTATTTGATAAGCACTATCAGCAGCACCAGAGGCTCCTATTCTTATTGCATCATAAAAACCCATTACTTAACGTCCAATGAAACTGCACAATGGATTACGTTACTAGATAAAATTACATAATCTATTCGATCTACCGCAGCCGCAGTTGTTGTTAGTGTTGGTGCTGTTCCTCCTACAAATTTAAAAGCTGCGTTAAATGATGCTGTCCTAGACCCTGTACCATCTTGTGTAATAAATATTGACCCTGCCTGACCTACGACTTGGTTTGAAGGTGCTGCAAAAGTTCTATTACCTCCTAGCGTTACAGAATGATGACAAGCTGTAGCCATGTCTATTGTTATTGTAGACCCATCAGAAAGGGCTGTGACATTAGCTGCTGCTCCTCCTGTTAAAGACACACTACCGCTTACAGTTAATCCTGTAAGAGTTCCAAGAGAAGTTATATTTGATTGAGTTGCACCTGTTACTGTTGCTGCGGTTCCAGAAGCATTACCTGTAACATTTCCTGTCAAAGCTCCAACAAAAGCTGTGGCTGTAACTGTTCCTGTGCTTGGGTTATATGTAAAATCGCCATCTGATTCAAGTCCTACATTTCCAGTAGCAGAAGCATCTTCAATGAAAGGAATTAAATTATTTTCATTTGTAGATTCGTTATCTGCTACAGAAATATGATTTGCATTAGTCGCTGTTGTTACTGTCGTTCCAGCAATAACAGTAGAGAGAGCTACACCTGCGACAGTTATAGCGTCAGCCTCAAGTGTTCCGTCAAAATCTCCATCTACCGCATCTATATTTCCGACAAAAGTTGTAGCTGTAACATTTCCTGTAACAGTTAAACCTGAAGAAGAAAAACTTCCTCTTGTTGTTCCACCACAAGTAATATCTAAAGTATCAGCTGCACTTGAAAAAATACCAGTATTTAAATCATCACGAAATCCTAGCGCTGGTGCGGAGTTTGATCCATCTTCTAAAGTTAAAGTTCCATCTAATTGTAAAAGTGTTATCCAAGCATTATTTGCACTGTTACGGATTTTTAAAACTCCGTCATTTGTATCTGCCCACCATTGATATGCATATTTTGTAGAAGGCTCAGATGAAGCTGAATTATTACTTACAATTGCAGCTAACACATTGTTTATATCTGCTCGGACATTTGCTCCTGTTGAGTTATCTATAACATAATCATGCGTTGCCATTTTAAGTCTATTTTTTATTTAAGGTTATCATAATTTTAAGACCCGCGCCCAAAACCAACAGCAGTATATTTGAAATTTCTATTAACAAAACTAGATCCATTTTTTATATCTATAGAAAAACCACTTCCAGAAATACTTGACAATGCAAAGAAATCTCCTGATTGTGCATTTTCAATAACAATTCCTATTGTTGGCAAATATGCTGTTGTCGAACCTCCTAAATCAGAAGTTCCTGTAAAAAATGTATTTGTAAATGTAACAGCTTTTGTAGAAGTACCGCTTGCAATAACACTATTAACAGTTTCTGTTCTTCTTTCAAGTTCTGCTGTATATCCTAATTGGTCTATTTCTATACTTTGTGCAGGGTCATTTGTAGTAAGTTCAGCCCTAAATTTAAAACCTCTAGCAACATATGTTCCATTAGCAAAAGGTTGAAAAGATGAAAAAGTTGGGGAACCGCTTGAAGGGTCATCATCAGTTGTTGCAACAAGTAAACGCGCATTAACATCAAATGCTGTTGCAGCGTCAAAGTTTGTCCATGTGTCAATATTTGCTGTTCTACTATCAATCAAATCTGCAGGATAAAAACCTTGTGTAACCATATGTCGCTTTAACTTTAATGGCTGTTTTCCACCTAAATCAAGAACATTTGCAAAATCATAAGTTCCTCCTGTTTGATCTACAGCACCCAAAAAGTCCAAGTTTCCAATTAAATCAAAATCGCTGACACTATCAAGAGTTGTTGTTGAACCAAGAACAAGTCCGTTTACTTCATCACTAAAGAAACAATCAGATTTTGTGCCTGCAAAAGGAGGTGAATCTGTATCTTCCCTATCTTGTAAAACAATTAATTTTGGCAAAGGATCAGGCGAAGTAACAATAATTGATGCTTCACCATCACTAAGGCGTCCGCCATCATCGCGGAATTTTACAATTACTTCTCCGTCAATTGCGGGAATTAAACTTTCACTTACAGAACCTGGTAGAGCAGGAATTAAGTCAACAGAATTTGTAAAAGTACCAGTTCCATCTGTTTTACTTGAATGTCTAACAACTACGTTTCCTCCATGTGTTACATCTACATCTGTTGCTTTATCAAAACGTATTCTTACAAACTGATCATTTACAGGTTCAACAGTTAAATTTGTAACATCTTGCGGGACAGCAGTTTTACCAACAGCTTCAAAAGTTAAATCGTTTGAAGTTGCTGAGAGTTGATTATTAACGTTATAACTAAAAACTTGAAATTCATAAGTTCCAAGTTGACTATTCATAATTTGAAAATCAGGTCTTGAAACCCTTTCTGTAAAATAGTTACTATTTTCAAAACGATAATTTACTTGATATTCAATAACTCCTGTTATTGGTTGCCAACTTAAAAATATTTTAGAAACAGCTTGATTATTAATTGGAACTATTGTTTCGACTGCAGATAAATTAGAAGGCGGAGGTTGTAATTCGTTTAATTTAGAAACAGTTCTTACTGGTAAAGAAGCTCCATCTTCTATAAATGCGTATTTTTCATTTATATAGGATAAAGCAGTAATTGTATAATTTATCCCGTCAATTTCTTCAACAGTAATTACTCTAAATTTTTGAGCCTGAACTGCAGTATTTTGTATTAAATACATTGTACCTACATTAGGTGTTTGTGAAAAAGCTGAACTTACTGTTATAACTCCATTAGTAATATCAGAAATATCTTTGGTTTCTATAGTTCCATCTGGTAAAACTAAAGTTAAAGTTGGACTATCTGTTGTAGGTAAATCTGTATGTTGTGTATCATCTACTGTGACTACAGTTGTTGAAGTTACTGAAGAAAGTTTTCCTCCTCTTCTAACTCCTGCACGAACTGGGTCATTAATTTCAATTACAGCTCCAGGTCGAACTAATAATCCTGCTTCTAAAGATGTAGTAAATGTACAAAGCTCTGATTCATTACCTTCAGAAAATGAAATTGCTTTAGCTAATCTTTGAGCTTGACCTCTACTTGTGCAACCAAAACCTTTAACTTGTTTAACAACAGTTCCAATTTTATTAATTAATGAAGTATTTTCAAAAATTTCAAAATCTATTTCTTGCGAATCCATATTAAAATATGAAACAGAAACTACTGAATGTCTTTGTTTTAAACTAGAGCCTGTATAGTTAAATCCATCGCTAGATACATTTGCTAAAGAAAATATATAAGAAGCATCTTTAGGAGAATCTTGAGCTAATAAAACAGTACCTGTAGACCATATAGGCATTGCTCGCATAACACCAGCAAGTTCATTTATTAGATTAAATGCTTCGCTAGAAGATTGAATATTTACATTACAGCTAAATCTTGCTTCTTGGCTTCCAAATCCATCATCTACTAAAGTATTAGCAAATTTACTAGCAGTTACAAAAGAAAATAAATCAAGAGAACTATCTGTTATATGAGTTCCAAAACCATATCTTTCAGTGGTTAATAAATCTAAAAGTATCATTGCAGGACAAGAACACCAAACAGCAGAACCCATTACACCATTAAAAATATAACCATCAGGATAAATAATTCTTCCTGTAGCAGAATCAATACTTGGAGTTCCTGAACTAGATGCACCTGCACCAGGAATCCTTACTTTTATTCCACGAATGCGAAATTTTCGGCGTGGAATAGAACTAAATTGTTGAGAATCAAGCCTAATTGCGTTATATGCTGAATTTGCATAAGTACTTGCATCGTCAATTATTTCTGCAAAACTTGCAAATTGAAAAGCATCAATTAAAGAAGAATCTGTTGAATCTGCTGTTACTCTTGAAACTCTTATATCAACAGGAAAAGAACCTGTAATTTTTACTGAATAATCTTTTGAATACGCATCAGCAGTTCGGCCTGTAACTGTATCTGTAATAACGTCTGTATACCCACCACTGTTATATTGAACAGAAACTTTTAATTGAACAGTAGAACCTAATAGATCGCCTTCTGTTGTTGCTTTTTGTATTTGAGGAAAACTAACAGTAACTTTTATTCGATTAACATTTGTGTTTGTAATCTGTCTTGTTACTGGCGAAGATGCAGTAACGACTACTCCAACAGGAGTTATTGAAGAAGAACTTTCAATTCCATCAATTTTAGTTTGGTTTGCAGTTCCAAAACGCGGAGTAAAAGTAACATTTTGAAAATTAAAATCAGTATCAGTAGGACTTGCAGAACTAGCAGATGATTTTAAAATTGGCGTATCGTTTAAGAAAACATCTTTTAAATAAGCATTTGTATAAGCTGTTGTAGTTCTATCTGTTAATCCTTCTTTAGAAGCAGTTGCACTACCTTCTATTTCTCCTTCACTTATAAGATCAAGAAAAGTTGCAAATTGCTTACTATGTAAAGTATCAGGAGTTCTTGTTGGTTGTCTTGGAGGTGGAGGACTTCCACCACCACCTGAACCTCGAATAATTTTTTTATTTTCTGTCATGCTTGAACTTGCTCCGTATCAATTCCTCCAGAAATTACTACTGAACCTGTAAAAATTTCCCCATAAACAATAGGAACTGGAGTTCCTGCTCGACTTGTTTGTTGAGTTCCAGAAAAACTAAATGAAATTCTAGGATCTCCTTCACTAGAAAATTCAGGTTGTTTTGGCATAGGAAATAACATTTCACTTACACCACTTAAAACCAAACTTGCACCAATTAAACCTAAAGCAGCTGAACCATAAGCTCCTGCAGCGTAAAGACCAGTAGCTCCCATTAAACCCCCTCCACCTGCTAAACCAGCACCAGAACCACCTGCAAATAAACCTGCTCCCATTGGTGTAAATGATAAACCTATTAAAGCTACACCTAATAAAATTTTTCCAAAATTACCACCAGAACCAGAAATAACAGGTACAAAAGAAATATCTGACTTTCCGATAGGGTCATGTAATTCTTCCTGACCAATATCTTCATCATTAACAATAACTTTATAATATTTATCTGCCATATATTTCTCTAAATGAGGAAAATTATTTATTAAAAAACTAACAGCTTCTGCAACATTACTAACTTTAATATCTTCAAATTCTTTATGGCCTACTTGATTTGCTAAGTCACCGTAAAGTTTTATTTTACGAAGCATAACGCAACCTCTTACCAGTACATTTTAAAAGCCATTCTGAATATGGCTCTTTACAAGATAGTCTATCTGCTAAATGATGTAAAACATCTCCATCTAAAAAAATAGCTACATGATTTAGTCCAGGAGAACCTATAGACATAAATAAAAGATCACCATTTATTAATTTTTCATCTGATCTTAATTCTCTGAATCCAGTTCTCCATGCGCATTGTTCAAACATAGGATTTAATAAAAATTCTTCTGGTGTTGTTGGTCTAGTCCAATCTTTAAGTTCAATATTTTTTTCTTTTTTATACCAATCTCTAACTAAAGAATAACAATCTTGTAAGCCCCAGACCCATTGCCGACCTCTTAAAGATGGTTTAAATCCACAAGGTTCACAATAACCCCATTGTTCTGTTTTAGGATTTACTATATACCATTTCAAATTACTATGCTCACACGATACTCTATCAGCTTCAGAAGGCTCTGGAGGTGTTATTGGGTGTGAATGTACTATTCCTATTATTTCGCCTAAATTATCAGCTTTTACATAATCTTCTGGATCAAGAATAAAACATTGATAATTTGTCATAGATAAATTACGACAAGGATAATATTTTTCTTTTCCTTTAATATTTAAAAGAACTCCTACAGATTCTTTAGGATCTTCTTTTTGCGCATGTAATAATGCTTCTTTTTTCCACATTAACCTGTAATTAATCCAATACTAGGAAATTCTGTTCGAGTGCATTGTCTTTTTGGCGCTCGCACTCCAGCTAAATCAATTGCAGCTGCAAGTTCAAATTGAACTACTGTTCTATTTTCTGCTGATTTTCGATCTATAGTAAAAATTTCTTGTTTATATTCAGCTGTATTATCTGGAGTTCCAAATGGGTTTATATTAGAAGGAAAATTAGCTGCATCAAGAAATTTTGCTTTTGTTCTAATTCTTTTTACAGTTGAACCAGTTAAATCATTTCCTGTAGTTACTCCATTTACTGTAAGTAAAATTGCAGAAATAGTTCCTAAAGCATTACTAAAAGTAAGTGTAGGTCTAGGTAGTTGACCTTTTCCATATTTAAAACCTTCAGCTTCTACTGGAAATTTAGTATATGTATCACCTGCCCATATAATATCTCCATTATCTTTTAAACTTGTTCCTGCATGAAATCTATAAGTAGTTGTTGCTCCATGTAACGTATTATCTAAAGTTAAAGTAAATAATTCAATAATTGCAGAAGGATTAGTTTTCTGTAATTCACTAACAATTTTATCTGTACTCATGGTTCAAAAACTTGTCTAAAAGTAGCTGAAATTCTTGCTCGATTATTATATGGTATATCTTTTTTCCAACCTTCACAAACAAATTGTTTTGCTCCAGATAAAGTAATAGAAACATTTCCGCTATTTGTAGCACTAGAAGCTGCAGTTACAGTAAAAACATTATCACTAGTTATAGAAGCTACAGCAAAAGAACCATCTGTAGCAGAACCAGAAGTATAATCTATAGTTAAAACATCATTTAAAGCTACTCCATGATTGGTAATAGTTATAGTAACTGTAGTTCCTGATTGGGAATAAGTTCCAGTTTTAGATAAACCTTCTCCAGGCGGAGTAAAAGTAAAGCTTGCTTGATCTCTAGCTCTACTTCTTAAAAAAGCATCTACTACATCAGCTTCAGTTTCAGATAATTCAAAATTTAAATTATAAGTTTCCATTATTTGATTACTAGGTAATCCAAAAAATATTCTCTGTTCAAATCCATCTGCAAAGCGAACTGTACGTACAGCAGGCTCTGTTGATTTAGAAAATCCAGTATAAGTAGGTGTTACTGAAGGAAAAGTTGCCATTTAAGTTGCTAATAAACCTCCAGGTCTTTTTTGTTTAATTAATTCAGATTGTATAGCACCAGCTAAAGCTACGCCAAGTTCTTTACCTCTACTAGAATCTGCTGCTGTTTGAGAGCCTCCTCCAGCATCTACTGAAACATTTATATTATTTACTACCCCACCACCTCCAATCATATTATTAGGAATTACTGTACCGCTAGATTTAGGAGTAAATATTTCAGGTCCTCGCTCTCCAACTAAATAGCTACGACCTGCAGAAGCAGGTCCTCCATTTGCTAGTCCAGGAAGATCTGAAAAAATTCCACCAAAACTTCTTTTCAATAAAGTATTTACTCCAAGTCTTAATAAAGAAGTAGCTAAATCATTAATTATTGATCTAGCTGCATCTGCTAAAGATCTAGTGCCTTGAATAGCATCTACTAAAGCATCAGAAATACCAGTAGCAATATCATTTCCTATTTCTTTAAATATTCCTTTTATTCTTTCTGCTTCTTCCTGTATTCTTTTTTGCTGTAATTCTTGTTTTTTTAGCTCTAAATTTTGATTTTCTAATAATATTAGTTCTTGACCTCTGACTACTCCATGTTTTTCTATTATTTCAGCAATTGCTAATTGGTGTTCTTTTTCTAATTTTTGTAATTCTGAAACTTCTGCATTTATTTCTAGATTTTTTGCTAATCCTTTATTTTGTTCTTTTAATGCTTTAGCAGTTGATTGAGCTTGTCTATCTAATTCTTCAAAACCAGCTTCATTTAATCTATTTTTTAATTTTTCTAATTTTTCTTCTAATATTCCTATTTCATGAGTTGCCATGTGTGTGCTTCCTGCACCATGAGCAAATTCAGCAAAGAAATTTGTAATAACATTTTTATTTTTAAGACTTTCTGTTAACTTTGCAATTTTTTCTTCAGTTTCTTCTATTAATGCTTTAGTTTGTGCAACACTTCCTTCTTCTAATACTCTATTAAATTCTTTCTGTGCATTAATTACTTTTAAAATTTCAGTAGCTAAAGCACCAAATGCAATAACAGCCAAACCTATTCCAGTTTTTGCTAAAGCTACTTTAAAAGCAGTTAAAGCTACTGCTGCTTTAGAAATACCTCCTGCAGCTATAAATGAACTTGCAGCCATACCTTTTAAACCAGTAGAAGCAAGAACTGAAGAAGCTGCTGTTACTTGTGCCTGGACTATAAATGTAGATAAAGTTCCTACTACTGCAGGTATAGCAATTGATAATGCTTTAACTCCTGCTGCCATACCTACAAAAGCTAAAGTTACTTGTCCTGCTTCTGACTCTAAAAAGCTAGTTAATTCTGTAATTAATTTAGTTAATAACCGAGTTGCATCTAAAACAACAGGCGCTAATAATCGACCAATAGATATAGATAATGCTTCTACTTCATTTCCTAGAACTTTAAATACCATAGTCGGGTCATTTTTAATTAGTTCTTTAAGCATTCCTCCGCTTTCTGAAGCTATTAGTTGAAAAGCCTCTATCATTACATCTTTAGTGATTAAACCTTGAGCAGCCATTTTTCTTAATTCACCTGTCTGCACTCCCATAACTTTTGCTACTGCAGGTAATATTGTATTCATCTGCTCAGAAATACTATTAAATTCATCTCCTCTTAAAACACCAGAACCTAAAGCTTGAGTTAGCTGAATCATTGCATTTCTTTGTTCATCAGCAGAAGCTCCAGATGTAATAGCAGCAGTATTAAAGCCCATCATTACAGCTGTTATTTCTTCAAAACTAACTCCTAATGGTGCTAATCTTGCTGTTAATTGAGTTACTGCCTGTAAAGATTCAGCAGTACTTAATCCAAATTTTTGCTGTGCTTCTCTTGCTAAATCTAAACTAGCTTCAAAATTTCCATTTTCAGCAGTTAATAATTTTAAACGTTGATTTAATTTTTCAAAATTAGCAGCAGCAAATACTGTTTGTTTAGCTAAAAATCCTATCCCTATTCCTGCTATAGCTGTTCTAAGCCCACCAAAAGCATTTTGTAATTGGTTTGTTTGTCTTTGCACTCCCTGTAGTGCTCTTGTGGCTCCAGAAGCATCTACTCTTAGTCTTACTATACTTTCAGCCACAATTTAAAAACTATTTATTCTATATTACCTTTTCTTAGCCTTTTGGCGATCATATTCTTTTTTTTCGTTTTCTCTTTTGTTTTCATAATAAGCAGCCCAATATATTAATTCTTCTTCAGATAAAGAACTTCTTAATTCATTTATAGTTTTTCCTAATTCTGTTGCGAGAAAAAATTCAAAGTTTAACCAGTGATCTCGCTTTATTCGTTTTTTGCTTGATCTACATTTAATTTTATATCAAACATAAAAAGTTCTAATTCATTTAAAACTTTTTCAGGTAATTCTCTTTGTAGGTTAGGTGCATCTGCTTTGTGAAATGCTTTTGTTCCATCTTCTAATTCTGCTTTCTCACAAAGAAGTTGAGTTGTTATTTTTAAACCAGTAGGATCATCAACTGCAGTTTGTTGTGCTCTAATTCTATCTTCTCTTGTTAAAGGTTTAAAATATAAATCTAATATTTTTTCATCATTCGAATTTTTAAATTCAAATTTTCTTCTATTAGTCATTTGATCGCTATACGAATCCGTAAGCAAATCAATTGTTCTTTTACTTGCCATAAATTTTTAGTTAGTTTTTTAAACTTACCTAAATTGCTGAAGTAATGGTACCGTTTGTTTCAAATGTAATATTTATAACTTGAATTTCTCCAAGAGTTGCACCATATTCTGCATTGGTAATAATTCCAGCAAAGCTAATTTTTTTTGCTGAAGTTGCACTATCTGGAAATAATTCAAATAAAGCGTCTCCGTTATCACCAGTTACTAATACATCATCAATAAAAGTTGTATAACCTGCTCCTGTTTCGCTTGGATTATATAAAAGCTCTGCAGTTCCAGAACCATCTATTAAACCACCAATACGAGATTTAAATGTGTCTCCTTGTTTAGTAGTTTCCATTGTGTCTTTAGTAACAGATAAAGACCATGATCTTGTTTGACCTACATCGGCTTCAGTTCCACCAGCGTTTTCAAACATGATTTTACCAACGTCGCCCTTGATAGCCATAATTTAAAAAGAGAATTATTTATATTAAGGTTAACCTTTTTCAGGTTTTTTTGCATCTTTTTTAGAATTTTGCATTTTTTCAAAATATCTTTTACATCTTCCGTCCCAATAATTAGCATCTCTTCTACCTTTTACTGCTTCAATTGCGTCCAGCATTTCTTCTGTAATTTCAATTGCCATAATTAAAGTTCCTCAAATGTTTCAAAAGTAAATCTTAGTTGTGTTTGAAATTTCCCTTCTGGACTTGATTGTAAAATTTCAGGTCCAACTGGTGAATCAAAAATTACATTAGAAACTGTGACTCTATTGTATAAGTCTCTTAATCTTTTGCCAATAGTAAAATTAGCTCCTGCTCCAATTCCTTCTTCTGTAAAAATATCTAAAGTAAGCAATCCATTTATAAAATTATTTGCACTAGATGAATCGCCCATAGATATATTTTCTCCAGTACCAAAACTTATTTCACATAAAACAAAACTATCTTCGGTAGTAGAATCAAAAGCCATATTACTAAAAACTACTGGAATAGCAGGACTTGAAGCTAATTCTGTTGCTAATCTAGCTTCTATTGTTGATCTAACTGTATTTAAATCTGTAGCAGCCATTTAACTCTTTCTTAGTATTTTTGCATATTGTCTAGCAACATAAATATTTAATTCTTTTCCTATTAATTCTGGAAAACCTTTAACTGTTTTTTGTCTAGTTCTATAAACTCCTTTCCAACTAGGCGGTAAATTAACTCCATAACAAACAGGCTCTGCATAAGGTAAGTTATTTATTATTGTTCCATTAAATGGCTTTATTTGAGTTTGCCAGGCATTTCTTAAATTTCCTGTATCAACTGGTGTAGCTTTTTTAACTCTTCGAGTCCATTCTAAAGTTGTTGCTTTTACTAAATCTTCTACAGCTTCTCTCATAACATCATCAATTTGATTTAGTTTAATTCTTCTAGTCATGTTTACCTCAAAATAAGATCAAAACTTACAGCAGTATTATTTTGTTCGTTTTGAATTACCTGGACTATTTTAAATTCAACATTACTTATTAAAACTCTATCTTTAGTTGTTGGTATATAAGTTAAATCTCCTGCAGATATTGTTAGTCTTTTATCTTGTGATTCTATTAAATTATTTACTTCATTTCTTGTAACATTACTTAAAACTCCTTTAATAGTTGTATCAGAAGTAGATTCTGTTATAGCTCCAGTAGTTGTATTATATGAACCTGCAGTAACTTGTCTAATAGTTACATCTCCTCCAAGTTTTTTTAATGCCTTAGAAGCTGCTTTTTTTAATGCTGAAGCAATACTCATAAATAATATGCTATTACTTGTCCGCTAGCTAAAGTAATACTTGTTATTACTCCGCATACTTCTGAAGAAGCTTTCATTGTTATTCCGTTAATAGTTGAAGAACCATTTTCTGTTATATTTTCAGCTACAAAAGTTGCTTCTGCATCTGTTAAACAATGAACTTTACCAAATCTGCCTGTATGAGCAGCAGTATTTGTGATAATAATTGCAGCGGGATAATCGTAACCGTAACCCATTTTTTAAGACCTCCGAATTGAAATGTTGCCAGGTCCACTTATTCTAATGCCTGATAGATAGCGTTCGACAAGTGGTGGTATTCGATCAGCTCCAACTGCACCATAAAAATTAGGTGTGACGTTCAAACTACCGATTGAAACATTAGAAAAATCTTCTAATCCACTTAATCCTAAACCATCTCTATTGTTATTCAAGTAAACAGCTAAAACTACTTGTGCATTTTTAACACGTTCTGGAATTTCTGTATCTGTATAATAATCGGCAACTAATCTATTAGGAAATGATAAACCATATAAATTTGTATAAGTATCAGGTTTTCTTACTCCGCTTCTAGGCCATTGTAAAGCCTGAGTATCAGATACTCTTGCACCTAAAAAACGTTCTCTATCAATTCTTTGAGCAGCAGTATAAAGTGCTCTGTTTTTATTATCAGTAGTGGAACCGTCCCATGCTGAAACATCATCATCAAGAATTAATCCTTCAACTATAGAATTTGCATCAGAAAGAGTTATATAACTATTTGCTGACGCGCTTCCGACTGTTGCTGTTATTGTTATTGCCATTTAAATTTTCTTTTTTAGGCTTAATTTTAAGATTTGGCTTTAATGAAGAAACGGAAGCTGCTTTTGAAGCAGCCTCGTTTTGTTCCCTCATACGCCGAAAAGCGTAAATTGACATTAACTGGAAGCACCTTTTAGTGCTACAAAATTAATAACAATAGCTTCACTTAATGAACCACCAGAAACGTTAGAAACAGTGATTTTAAATGAACCGCTAGCAATACTATTAGCGCTTACTATATAAGCTCCAGCAGTACCAGCTGAACCATGACAAGCAACAACTACATCTGTAGCAGCAATTTTAGTGTTAGTAACTGTAAAAGAAACTTCCGCCGCATCTGCTAAAGCTGCTCCATTCATAGTGATTTGACCTGACTCTGTGCTCAAAGTAACCGCAGTTGCTTTGTTAGTAGCTTGAGTAACAGTTCCGCCAGAAGTAGGTCCAACCAAACTTCCCGCAGTGACTTCAAATAAAGAAGGCATAATTAATTACCTCTAGTCGTTGTTTGAAACGATAGTTGCGCGAGCAATACCGATATTTTTTGTTTCATACACTTTCGACCAAGATGCTACTGTTTCCAATACAGTTCTGTTTGGGTTGACAGTAGATACAGCGTATTTAAGACCAACTGGGTGGTAAATATAATGAAGGTCAACAGCCATTGCTTCTTCTAAAGCAAGAATGTCGCGATCAGTTTGGGTTCTCATTGGAGATTGCTCACCAGTTACGATAGCTCCGCCAGTAAAGAAGAAACAACTATATTCAGTTGAAGCACCAGAACCAGTTGTTGGAATATCATCAGAAACAATCACGCGTAAACCCATGAAAGTTGGAATTGATGTTGTTCCAGGAAATGCATTTGCAGTACTACCAGAAGCAGCTGCAGTATCAGGAGCGCCTGTATTATCGTAGATACGATCAATAGCATTTCTTTCAACCAAGTCATAGTAGCAATTTGAATGCATTGCTATGGTTGTAAGTTTTTCTCCTTGATCTCCAAGAAGTGCTTTAGCTCTTGCAACATGGCGAGGGCTTAAAACTGTAGGAGAATCACCTGATTCAGAATCAATACAAAGATCAAATAATGCTGAATTACTATCATTTGCATTAATAGAACCAAATGCACCAGTTAAGCAAGAATATAAATCTTTCTGCTTTTGGTTATTTACATAAGCAGCCATTTTTTGTGCGATAGCAGCCATTGGATCAGGACCACCACCCGCAGCAAGTGCAGCTAAGTCTCTTGAACTAAATGCACGACCTCTATGTAATACAGCTGCAATTTGATTATCTGCTGTAATTTTGCCTGGAGTTAATGAAGTTGAATCTGATAAAACTTCAAAATCGCCAGATAAATTTGCTTTATAAAAAGGTATTTTTACAAAGTCTCCTCCACGATCTGAGGATAGATTTAATTCTGCCAAAGGTGCCACAACCCCACTCTGCAAAAAAGAATCTCTGTTAGTAGTTTCTTCAATGAGATAGGGTGTAAAAACCTCAGGAATGATTAAATCACTTCTTAATGTAGCCATTAAAAAATGTACTAATGATTTTTACTTTTCGGTGACAACACCTGACTTATACAAACAAGTTAATCTTATATTAACCGCTAACTGCGTTTTTTAACATATTATATTTATTTATATCTGTTCTATAAAGTCTAGCCTGTTCTGTAAGATTAAAACTTTCAGTGGAAAATGGATTTTTTTCATTTGAAACAAAATCTGCTGTAGTAGTAGTTCTTGCAGAAGGTGCTCCACCGCCTTGAGGTTTTGGGTGTTTTTGAACCCAATTAGGCATTGTTTGTTGAGCCCATTCTTTAACAGGAGTTCTATTATATCCATCAACAATTACTACGGTTCCATCTGGTTCGCGACTTAATTGTTCTTTATTTATTCGAGAAAGTGCATATTGTGGGTCATGGACAACATCAGCTAAAGCAGTTACAGCAGGCGCTTCTACTTCTAATTCTCTTTGTCTGCGCTCTAAATCTTCTATTTTAGATTTAGCTTGTGCTTCCGCTTCTCGATACTGTTGTGCTTGTTTAGCAATCGCTTCTTCGTACCTGCCTTTTTTTTCTAATTCTTCTTGTTCTTTTTGTTGTTTATATGCAATCAAAGCATTAACATCAACATCTGAAGGAATAGCTTTTCCTGCTTCTTTAGCTTTTATATTTTGATCTAATAATTTGGCATTATTAGCTTTTAATTTTGCTATTTCTTCCTGTAAAGAATTTAATTGTTCTTGAGAAGGATTTGGTTTTTGTAGTTCTTCGGTCATAAAAAAACTT